AATAAAAAACTTAGCGGTGGATTATTTTAGCAAAAAGATAACAGTTACCCTGGAAATCAACGAGGCGGAGCGGTTTATAAAGGGCGTGGACGAACTGAAAAAGTTGGAAAAACTGTCCGTAATAATTAAACCGTTCCGCAAGAAAAGAAGCTTGTCGGCAAACGCCTATTTCCATGTTTTAGTCACCAAAATAGCGGAAAAAGTCGGAACGAGCAAGGCGGAAGCCAAAAATTTGATGATAGGCAGATACGGACAGCCGGAGCTGATAAAAGGGGACATAGCGGTTTTAAAAACCAATGTCCCAACCAATATCATGTACAAAAAAGAGGACGTTCACACGGTTGCGATAGGACGGCGGCTAGAAAAAGGCAAAGAGGTAGTATTTTACAGACTCATGCGAGGTTCGCACACCTACGACAGCCGGGAAATGAGTGAGCTAATCAAGGGCACGATACAGGAAGCGGAAGACTTAGGAATTGAAACGCTAACAGCAAGAGAGCTGGAACAAATACTAGGAAAATGGAAGCCAAGAAAGGAAGAACAGAAATGAAAAAATTTGAATTAACAACAGAATTTATCACAAATGCATTTGGAAAAAAGTTATTTAGAATTAAAGCACTGGTTGAATTTGGAGACGTGAAAGCTGGAGAACTTGGAGGATATGTAGAGAAAGAGGGAAATGTATCGCAAGCCGGCAACGCATGGGTTTACGGCAACGCAAGGGTTTCCGGCGACGCAAGGGTTTCCGGCAACGCATGGGTTTACGGCAACGCATGGGTTTCCGGCAACGCAAGGGTTTACGGCGACGCAAGGGTTTACGGCGACGCAAGGGTTTACGGCGACGCAGAGGTTTACGGCGACGCATGGGTTTCCGGCGACGCAAGAGTTTGCGGCAACGCATGGGTTTACGGCAACGCAGATTATGCATTAGTACAGGGCTTCGGAACAGAATTCCGCTGCACAACTTTTTATAGGGGCAAAAATAAAAAAATAATGGTTAATTGCGGGTGCTTCCATGGAGACTTAGAAGGATTTAGAAAACAGGTAAAAGAAACACGAAACGGAAAAATAGCAAAAGAATACCTAATGATTGCTGATTTAATGGAATATCATTTCACAAGCGAGGATTCTAGCAATGAATAGCGTACTACAATCAAAAAAAGAGTGTTTTTTCTGCAAAACAACCCAAAATTTACATAGGCATCATATCTTATATGGCAGTAGCAACAGAAAACAAGCCGAAAAGTATGGTTTTACAGTTTATTTGTGCCTGAATCACCATACCAACGGTGGTGAGGCGGTACATCGTAATCCCAACGGACCGCTAGACAGGTATCTCAAAGAACTAGCACAGAAGTACTGGGAGGAGAACAACGGAACGAGGGAAGAATTTATCAAAACATTTGGGAGGAATTACCTGTGAATAAATTTAGAAATAAAAAGATTTTTACGAAAGATGGGAAGTTTGATAGTAAAAGAGAAATGCATCGCTATTTAGAGCTGGCGGCGATGCAACAAGCGGGGAAAATTACAGGATTAGAGCGGCAGCCGAGATACATCCTTGTGGGCAGCCAGAAGCGAGAGGATGGCACTACAGAACGCCCCGTATCATATACAGCAGATTTCCGCTACACAGACAAGAAGGGAAAAATTGTTGTTGAGGACGTAAAATCCCCGCGCACAAGAAAAAATCCGGAATATATTATCAAGAGAAAGCTGATGCTTGAACGGTATGGCATCACGATCAGGGAGGTGGCGTAATGAAAAAAACAGGAGACTCAGAAGCAAGAAAAGCGGCGAAAATACTCAAGAAGTACTGCAACGAGCATAAATATTGCCGAAATTGCCTTTTTGCGGTAGGAAAGGAGGGCGCGGCTTGCCTGCTAGTAAATAAATTGCCGTTTGACTGGATAAAATAGCTGGACACCCTCCGGGGTTAAGGATAGATACACATTACAGTAACTTGTTAACCGCTTCATGATACAACATGGAGCTATATGCCATTGATTCCTCCGGATTTATTCCGGAGGGGAAAGGAAAGAAAAATGAAAGTAGAAGAAATGCAAAACAGTGAAGTGAAAGACTATTTGTTAGAACATTTAGAAATAGGCACATTGTTTAGCAAATTAACGGAAAAGGCAGATGAATTATCCAAAGCCGCAACGATACGCGCAGAAATTATGGGATTTAACCCAACCCCAGCGGAAGTGTTAAAAGCAGAGGCTACTTTACGTAAAAACATGGCAGAAGTTATATTGATTTGTGAAATACTAGCCTGCAACACAGACGCGTGGGACGATGTTGAAGACACACAAGAAGAAATAGCGAGAAAATGGGTTGAGTTAATGATGAAGGATAAGGGAGAATAAGAATGGATAATAAACAGGTTATTTGCAAAGTGAGAAATGGAAAGGAATGAGAATAGATGGAGAGATTAACAAAGGTATTACCTAAAATAGTTGTTTATACAAAAGGAAAATATGAAGATACAGTTCCTACAGAAATGACAACAGAGGACATGAGGACTGTATTAAAAAAGCTTGCTGAATATGAAGATATCGGTACTCCTACGGAATTAAAACAGCTTAAAGAAAACGGAGGGTTCACAGGTCTTGAACTTGCCGAAATCGCCGCAGCGTTAAAAGAATTACAAGCTTATAGGGAGCGAGGATTACCAGAACAATATAAACCAAAAGATACAGAAGCCGCGACATGGAAGAATAAAGTACTAGATGATTTCATGAAGGGGGCAGGCAGATGAAAGAATACATAAAGTGCCCGGAATGCCCAAGGTGCAAACCACAGCCCGGCAAAAGAGACGGGGTCAAATGGGGTATATGCCATAACGGCGGAAATATGGTCTACCTAGAACCACGAGAAATAAAAAGAGCCAGCGGAAGTGGCTACATATACAAACAGATATATAGTTGCAGGATGTATAAGAAGGGAGAATAAGGATGGATAAGGAAAAAACTGTCAGCTTTGATTTATTAAGAATCAATAATGGAATGAAGAAAATATGCACATGCAATCCTCCACATTATGAGCTTAGTGTTGAAAATCGAATTATTATGTGTAGAGATTGCGGAGCGGTTGTGGATCCATTTGAGGCAATGTTGTCAATCGCAAGATATCATGAGCAACTAAGAGAAGAAACCAATCGATTAAAAAGAAAAGTAAAAGTTTATTCAGAAGAAGCAAATAAAGAGCTAAAAAGAATGCGTAAGAGCAGGGTGTTTCGCGAGATGGAAGAATCGTATAGAAAAAATATGCTTCCGAGATGTCCAAAGTGCCAAGGATACTTTGACCCACTGGAAATTATTGAATTTAGAAATGCAGAATATATAAAACAAGAGGAAGAAAGGTAGTAAGCGACCTATGAACCATGAATCCAGAATACTACAAGATATGCTCATTGCCGGGAAAATGGATGTACAAGAATTTAAAGAGCGTATAGATGCAACAAAACCAGACGCCTACATGATCATATCAGAAAAATTCATGCAGGGCGAAATAAGCGAGGACGAATTTGTGGAGCGGTATAACCAATTGATTGAGCAGGAAGCTGAAAAACACTGGGAACCGGTCGAACCACATGAGCATATTTAAGAGGAGAGAAAATGAAGTTTATTGATTTTTTGCCGGAATCGGAGGGTTCCGCAGAGGCATGGAATTAGCGGGGCATGAATGTGTCGGGTTTTGCGAATTCGATAAATTTGCAACCGCAAGTTACACATCAATGCATCTGCTTACTCAGGAACAAAGAGAATTTTTGAGTAAATTGCCGTTGAAACAGCGACAAAAAGAAATACTAAAGGAGGAATACAGGAATGGAGAGTGGTACGCAAATGACATTAGAAGAGTATATGCCGGAGACATTCCAAAAGCAGATTGCTGGTGTTTCGGATTCCCATGTCAAGACATCTCCGTTGCAGGAAAGCAACTTGGGTTTCAAGGAAACCGTTCAAGCTTGTTTTTCAGAGTTATGTACCTTATCGGACAGCTCAAAGAAGAAGATAAACCCACTTACCTTTTCATTGAGAACGTTAAGAATTTGCTTAGTGTTAATGGAGGATGGGATTTCGCCAGACTGCTCATTGAAATGGAGCAGAGGGGGTATGATGCAGAATGGCAGGTGCTCAACTCCAAAGATTTCGGAGTGCCACAAAACCGGGAAAGGTGCTTCATTATCGGACATCTTAGAGGAAGAAGTACCGCAAAAGTATTTCCTGTCGAAAGAGCAGACAGAGAAGATAGTATTCAAATAATAGGTCACAGGGACGGTTACAGAAGAAATACGCAGGTATTTGCACCTGATGGAATTACAGAAGCTCTTGATACTGGTCAAGGTGGTGGGCGAGGGCATCATGTAGCATTGCCGTGTTTTATAGATTTGTGCAACAGTGGAACAGAAACAACTAGCGTTGCCAGATGCTTGCAAGCAAGATATCAAAAAGGATATGGAACGTATAAAGCGCAAAATAGCGGTATTGCAATTCCAGTTTTAACACCTGACCGAGCAGAAAAGCGTCAGAATGGACGGAGATTCAAAGAAGATGGTGCGCCGATGTTTACACTTACTGGACAGGATAGACACGGAGTGGCGATTGAACCGATTGGAGTTATTGATCCGCAGGGCAGAAAAGCGAAACGTGTTGCCCCTAAGGGTGAAGTGCCAACACTTAGAAGCCAATCGCATGGAAACGAACCTAATGTCTGCATAAAAGTAGCCGAAGCAACAAAGCAAGGCTATTCCGAGTGTAGGGTAGGCATTGATAGCGTAAATTTATCAGTTCCAGGAAGTAAAACAAGAAGAGGGCGAGTTGGACGTGATGTTGCAAATACATTAGATACCAGTTGCAATCAAGGAATTTTTGTGCAAGTTTCAGAAGAGTTGACCGTATATGCAGCCTGGTACGAAAAATACCAATGCTACATAGCTGTTAGAAGGCTGACACCGAAAGAATGCTTTAGACTGCAAGGTTGGACAGATGACTATTTTGAAAAAGCAGAGTTTGTTAATTCTGATAGTCAATTATATAAGCAAGCAGGAAACGGCGTAACTGTAAATGTAATAAGAGCTATTGCAGAAAAATTAGGCGAAAGAGATGGATACACGAAATCACGAACATTGCAAAGACAAAACGGCGCATGAGCATATTTAGGAGGGAAAATGGAGAAAACAAAAACAGCTACAATAATTCCTTTTGAAGAAGTGGCGTACAAGGAACACGTAGTAGAAGCAGAAATTGTAGTTCACGGAAGTCGAGAAAAACCATTTTACGAAATTAAATACAGAAAAGCTGGCGAAGCTAATTACAGCATTGGATATTCGTCTTACAATTTAAATATAGTATTTGGATTTTTAGATAAATATTTTGTATTTGATAATAAAGAGAAAAATAATTAAGACTGGACGGCACATGAGTATATTTAAAAGGAGGGAGAAAGATGTTAACTGCTGTATATGATACAGGGCACTCTACCGACATAATGGAAATCCAGAAGGATGCTCAATATTTGAAAGAAGAAATGACTGGTTGTATATACAGGCACTTTAAAGGAGGATTATATATCGTAACGGACGTTGTAGTAAATTCCGAGTCTCTTGAAATAGAAGTGATATACAAAGACTTTACACCTTCCCAGCTTACATGGAGTAGAGGTTTAAAACAATTTTTTTCGGGAGTCAATACAACAAAGTATCCTGACGCACTACAAAGAGTGAGGTTTAAAAAAGTTGGAAGAAACGGGGGGATAGAAGGATGAGCAATCCCAAACACGACTGGTATGGACACGCAGTAAAGCAGGTAAAAAAATACCCAGACAAACTGATCGCAGAAAATACAGCTCAGTCAGCCCTATGGATGTACGCTATCAACAAGGCGATAAAGCAGACAGAGGGGATGGACAACGGTGAGGACAGAATGAAAGCCGTACAGCTAGTGTATTTTGAGAATAGATACACGATAGCAGGGGCGGCGGATAAGCTTGGATATGCAGAAATGACTATACGCAGATGGCTTAGCGCTTTCGCCAATTTGGCTGGGAAATATGCGGGATATTAGAGAGGGGGGAGTTATTCCCCTCTCTTTTTTATGTTTGTCTAACACGGCTTAAAAAATGCTGTACAATACACTTGTACGGACGAGTACTGGTAACTTTTTGTGAGAAATAACCTCCTCATCTTTTTGTGGTAAAAGTGTAAACTCTCACCCGCGTAAAAGAGAGTACGCAAGACACCTATCCCACGGTGCCTTACGTTCCATACAGGTTGCGGGTCTACAAGTGTTTAGAGACCAGCCGCTTATTAGTCTTACCCCGGCGGCTGTTAAGGTGCAATTCCTTATACTTGTATTTGAGTGTGTGTTCACTCAATGGGACAAAAATTTTTTTCATATTTTCTTTCCTTCCATATAACCCCGTAAACAATCCATTACGGGGTTATGGTTGTATTTAGGAGGTGACCCCAAAATGGGATAAGTAAATACCAGGAGTGGCTGACCCAAGAAGGGTTGCTAAAAATAGAGGGATGGGCGCGAGATGGATGCACAGACAAAGAGATTGCGGCGAACATCGGCATCAACCCAGATACCTTGTATACATGGAAGAAAAAATTTCCAATTTTAGCCGATACCTTAAAAAAGGGAAAAGATGTTGTGGATAGGCAGGTAGAAAAAAGTCTGCTACAGCGGGCACTAGGGTATAGCTATGAAGAGACGAGCAAAAAGTACGAAGGCGGAGTAATGACGGAGCGAAAAGTAACAAAGAAGCACGTTCCGCCAGATACAACAGCACAAATATTTTGGCTAAAGAACAGGAAGCCGGAACAGTGGCGTGATAAGCCGCGGTCAGAGAGCGCAAGCGACAAAGCACTGGTGAAAGCTATTGAAATCCTTGGGGGTGTCGATAGTGCCATTGACTAGCAAGCAGGCAGAATACCTGCAAGGCTGTAACCGCCGTTGGAATGTAAAGACCGGGGCGACAGGCTCCGGGAAATCCTTTGTTGATTATGCAATCGTAATTCCTCAACGCCTGACACATCTAAAAGGATTAGGGCTTGCTGTGATGTTAGGAAACACCAGGGGCACGCTACAACGTAACATACTTGACCCTATGCGAGAGATTTGGGGTGAGGAGCTAGTTGGCGAGATACGCAGTGACAACACGGTACAGCTATTTGGCAAAAAAGTATATGCATTAGGTGCCGACAACAAGAAGCATGTTGCAAGAATACAGGGAGCGACGATTGAGTATGCATACGGCGACGAGGTGACGACATGGAATCAAGAGGTATTTGAGATGTTGAAATCCCGTCTTAGAACATCACACAGTCACTTTGATGGGACGTGCAATCCGGCGGGGCCAAAGCACTGGTTTAAAGGCTTTCTAGATTCCGATGCCGATATATTCCAACAGGCGTACAACATACACGATGGCTGCCTGCCTCCGGCGGTAGTAGACGAACTGATAAAAGAGTACTCAGGGACACACAGGTATCAACGATACATACTAGGCAACTGGGCAGTAGCCGAAGGACTTGTGTACGATATGTTTTCGGAGGAAAGACACGTCTGCAAGGCAGAGACTAGCGGGGAGATAATTGTTAGCTCCGATTTTGGTATGCAGAACGCCACCGTCTTCCTGGTCTGGCAAAAAAGAGTAGATACCGGTAACTGGCACTGTCTACGAGAGTATTATTACTCAGGCAGAGAGAACAACCGCATGAAACCGGTCAGTGAGCTAGTAAAAGGACTAGAGGACACGCTAAACGGGCAGAAAGATGATTTAGTGATTGCTGACCCATCTGCTGCCGCTCTCATCGTGGAGTTACGCAGTAAAGGGCACAAGGTTAAAAAGGCAGATAACACTGTTAACGATGGGATAGCAGATGTTGAGACAATGCTGACACAAGACAAATTATCGTTTGACCCGTCTTGCACACACACGATTGAGGAATTTGGCATCTATGCATGGGACCCAACAGCGGCTGACAAAGGCAGGGACGCAGTTATAAAACAGTCAGACCACGCAATGGATGCTATCAGGTATCTTGTAAAAACATTAAAACTCGTCAAGCGCAGCCGAACAAGACAATACAAATCAATTCTAGGGTGACGACAAATGTATTTATCATATCAAGATTTCATTGCCGCAAAAGACAAAGGGCAATTTATAAATCAGTTTATAAAATTCCACGAGAGTACAGGAGCATACAAAGAGGCGTTAAAAGCGGACAAGTACGACGCACAGGAAAATGAGACTATCTTGCAATTTCAGCGTGTTTATTACACTCTGCTAGGTCAAAAAAAGATAGATAATTTTTCGTCTAACGCGCAGATATGCTCTAATTTCTTCCACAAATTAAATACGCAGCGTTGTTCGTACAGTCTAGGAAACGGCGTCTTTTTTAACGACATGAATGTCAAGGACAAACTGGGCAAACAGTTTGACAGAAGAATCAAAGAGGCGGCGTACAATGCATTAATTCACGGTCAGTCCTTCCTTTTTTGGAATGTAGACCACGTGCACGAATTTCCTTTTACACAGTTCGCCCCGATGTGGGATGAGGACACAGGGGCGTTGATGGCAGGCATAAGATTCTGGCAGCTGGACGAACAGAAACCGTTTAAGGTTGTGTTGTACGAAATAGATGGTTATACAACCTATAGCGCAGAAAGCAAATTTGGGGAATTAAAAGAGACCGCTCCCAAACGGGCGTACAGGCAAAGAGTGGAAGTCGCTAACAATCTGGAACCAGAAATCATCGGGGAAGAAAATTATAGCAGTCTCCCCATTGTACCAATGTTTGGCAACAAGCGACACATAAGCACCCTGAGGGGGATGCAGTCAAAGATTGATGCCTACGACGCGGTGCAAAGTGGTTTTGCCAATGATCTGGACGACTGTGCGCAGATGTACTGGCTCATTTCCAATGCTGACGGTATGACAGATGACGAACTGGCGGAATTCAGGGACCGGCTCAAGTTTCAGCACATCGCAAAGGCCGAGGAAGGGCAGGTACAGGCATACACACAAGAGCCGCCGTATACCGCCAGAAAAGAGTTTCTCACGCAAATGCGGGCAGAGATTTATGAGGACTTCGGGGCGTTGGATGTACACACCATAGCCGCCGGAGCAACAAACGACCATATCGATGCGGCATATCAACCACTAGACGATAATGCGGATGATTTTGAGTACTTCGTAGGCGATGCGATCGAAAAGATTCTGGAGCTTGCAGGGATTGACGACGAACCGCAGTTTAAGCGGAACAGAATCAGCAACGAAAAAGAGCGTACAGATATGATTCTTGAGGCGGCTAATTATCTGGATGAAGAAACCATCCTGAAAAAATTACCGTTTGTTGCACCAGAGGAAGTGCCGGACATTTTGGCAAAGCTAGACGAAGAATCATATAACCGCTACACGGAGCCGCCTGAACCAGATGTGCCGGAAGATATCCCGGAAGGGGATGAATAACTATGTATCCATCCGACAAGTGGACAGAACAGGAACTGCAAAAGTTAGAAAAGCGGTTAGCAGATGTATATAAACAAGCCGGAAAGGAACTTGACGGCAAAGCAAGAAACTATTTTAAACAATTCTCCCGCCGGTACGCTAAGGAATATGCGGCATACCAGGCAGGGAAGTACACCAAGAAAGAATTTGAAGCATGGTTGATGAATCAGTATGGCAGAGGGCAGAGGTGGGAGGCACTACGCGAGGACATGGCACGGCGACTGACAGAGTCAAACCAGATTGCCGCGGCATACATCAACGAGAAGACCCCTCTTGTTATCGCCCTCAATCGCAATTTTGAGGCGTACATGATTAAATCTCTTATGCCTGATAAGCAGATAAAGGAGATTGGAGATATTGCATTTAATTTGGTTGATGAACACACAGTTAAGCGGCTGACGGTCAGAAAACAAAAGATTCTCCCGCCGCGTAGAGTACTAAAAAGCAAAGATGTGCATTGGAACAAGAAGAAACTGCAAAATGCACTATTGCAAGGAATATTGCAAGGCGACAGTATAGGAAAGCTCGCAGGGCGATTTCAGGACGTTACAGGAATGAATCATACTGCCGCAATCCGAAACGCCCGCACAGCGTTCACAGGAGCGCAGAACGGGGGCAGGCAGGCGGCATACGAGGAAGCCTACCAGATGGGGATTGATGTAGTTAAGCATTGGACAGCGACAAAAGATTTGAGGACACGAGATAGTCACAGAGCGTTAGACGGCGAGGAAGTACCGTTTAACATGGCTTACTCAAACGGTCTCATGTATCCGGGAGACCCAAGCGGAATCCCGGCGGAGGTTTATAACTGTCGATGCACGCAACGAACTGCGCTGCCCGCCGAACTGGCACAACCACGAATGATACGCGTCAGAAACCCAGAGACAGGCAGAAACGAGATTATAGAAGACATGACCTACTACGAATGGTTAGCAACGCAAGGAGGGCGGATATAATGGCAGATATTGATGTTGTAAGCCATGTAGATGAGGTAATTTTAAAGACCACGATGGCACTTGCAAGAGCATTAGAGCAGGCAGGAGCCGCCGCAGAAGGACACGCAAAAGACCTTTGTCCGGTCGATACAGGCGCGCTGAGAAACAGCATTACACATCAGACCGACTTGGAAAATCTCACGGAAACAATAGGTAGCAACGAAGAATACGCCGCCTATGTGGAACTGGGAACCGGTGTGTACTACAAAGGGGGACGGAAGACCCCGTGGACTTATCAGGACGATAAAGGACAGTGGCATATCACAAACGGCCAGAGGGCACAGCCGTATTTAAAACCGGCGGCGGCAAATTACGCGAAAGAATACACAGCAATCATTGCAGATGAATTAAAAGGAGCGATGGAATAATGGACAGATTGTCTTTGCTCGTCAAGGCAAAGGAAACGGCGGAGTATTTTGTTGATAAAAAATTTAAATACTCTCAAAACGTGGCGAATAGCTGGGCGGGCGCAAAGAAGAAAAAGGTAAGTAATTGTGCATCGTATGTTTGCTATTGCCTACAGCAATTGGGCATCCTCAAACCGGGACAACTGTTTTATTGCAACAGGAACGGAGCAGTTGTCTATAAGGGCACAGGAACAAAAGCGGCTATATCAAAACGATACAGGTTGATAAAAGTAAATAAATTACCCCGGGATTATAAAAGTAAATTAAAGCCTGGCGACATTTGCTTTTACCGCCTGCATACCAATATTTTTGCAGGAATAAACGAGAGCAACAAAATGGTGTGGTGGGATGCCGGAAAGGCTAGCACTAACACTAAAAAAGCAGGCGGAACATATAAAAAAATACACAGAGTTATCAATGGAAATCAGAAGATTTTATATGTGCTGAGATGGAAAGGGTGAGAAAATGACACAGAGAAAAATTATTGATGTATCTACATACAACGGCACGATTGACTGGAAGAAAGTAAAGAAATACGGTTGCGATGGTGCGATCATTAAGATTATCCGCAAGGATTTAGGCAAAGATAAAAAATTTGAGGAGAACTATAAAAAATGTGAGGAGCTAGGCATTCCATGGGGCGTGTATAACTACACATACGCTACTACAGTGGCGAAAGCTAAGTCAGACATGGAGCTTGTGTGCGACATCCTCGACAATGTCAGCAAAAAGTATTTTAAATACGGCGTCTGGTTTGATATTGAGGATAAAATGCAGGCAAGGCTAAGCAAAGCAAAGATTGCTGAGATTATCAATGCGGCACAGACTGTCGTTGAGTCAAGAGGCTATAAATTTGGTGTTTACACCGGGATGTCGTATTTTTCGGAGCACATTGATAAAAACAAGGTCAAGTGTAAAAACTGGTGGATTGCACGTTATTACAAAGGCTATAACCTCATGGCATTTAAAGCGACACCAAACAAATCTTATAAACCTGCAAACGTAGATGACCTTATGGCATGGCAGTATACCAGCTCTGGCGTGTTTCCAGCCAAGGTTTCGACCGGCAACGGCGGAAAATTTGATTTAAATATTTTATATCACGACTTCCCGGCGGCACAGAAGGAAGAAACAGCAAAAAAGGTTAAATACACCGGGAAATTCCCTAAATTGCCGCCACGCGGCTACTATGCGTTTTTAGACGGTATTACAGTGTTAAAAGGCGCAAGAGGGGAAATTGAAAAATTGCAGAAGTTTTTAAACTGGGCTATCGGCTCGAAATTAGATACTGACGGCAAATACGGCGAAAAGACCGAAGATGCGGTTAGTATTTTCCAGTCGAAATGTAAATTAAAAATTGACGGCAAATTTGGAGCAAAATCCCTCAAAGCCGCAAAAACATTTAGAAAGTAATCGCGAAGTACTGCGATTTACATATAAAGTCATTTAGGGGAAGAAATCCCTCGAAGAAAAGGAGCAATCAAATGGCATTAACAAGAGCTTTTTTAAAGAGCATGACACTTACAGATGAACAGGTTTCCGCGATTATCGAAGAACACTCCGCAACTGTTACGGGTCTCAAGGGTGAGATCAGTAAGTATAAAGAGGATGCGGAGAAAGTCCCAGACCTCCAGAAGAAATTGGAGGACTACGAAAAGGATGATTGGAAAGGCAAGTACGAGAAAGAACACATAGGCTTTGAGAACTACAAAGCCGAACAGGACAAGAAAGCATCCTACAATGCAAAAGAAGCCGCATACAAAAAGATGCTTGAGGATTCTGGCGTGTCTAGTAAAGTAATTAACCTTGCCCTGAAAGCATCAAAAGAGACTATTGATAATTTAAAAATCGGAACTGACGGCAAATTTGAGAATGCAACAGAAGTAGAAAAAGGCATCAAAGAAGCGTATGCCGACTATTTTACAACCGAAACGACTCAAGGCGCTAATGTATCGAACCCACCGGGAGGAGAACCAGGGAAAATGACCAAGAAAGAAATCATGGAAATTAAAGATGCAGGCGAACGTCAGAAAGCGATCGCTGAAAATCACGAACTTTTTGGTTTTTGAAAGGAGTAGACAATGGTAGGAGTAACCACTAGCACTGTATTAAATACAGATAGCACTCTCAAAGCGAGAGAAATTGATTTTGTAACAAGATTTGAAAAAAACTGGGATGCATTAAGAACCATCTTGGGAATCGTTAGACCTATTAGAAAAGAGCCGGGCACTAGCTTAGTAACCTACGAAGCACAGATGAAAGATGAGGCCTTACAGGGCGGCGCAAGTGTGGGCGAGGGAGAAGCAATCCCTTTTACACAGTTTAAGGTTGTAGAAAGTAAAAGGGAAGACATTGTCGTAGAAAAATACGCCAAATCTTTATCCCTTGAATCTGTGGCAAAATGGGGCGCAACGGTCGCAATCGAAAAGACAGATGATGCCTTTATGGTTGAGCTGCAGAACAAGGTTTTAAAAGATTTTTACACATTTTTAAAAACGGGAACATTAAAAGGTACGCAGAAGAAATGGCAGAAAGCACTTGCGATCGCAAAAGGTGCTGTACTCAACAAATTCGCAGGCATGAACAGAAATGTAACCGAAGTCGTAGGATTTGCAAATGTAATGGATTTTTACGACTGGTTAGGTGATAAAGAGATTACTGTGCAGACAATGTTTGGATTGCAGTATATCAAAGACTTCTTTGGTTTCTCTACACTGTTCCTCCTCCCTGACGCCTACATCCCGGCAAAAACTGTTATTGCAACACCTGTAGAAAATATTGACTTGTATTATATTGATCCCGGCGATAGTGATTTTAAAAAACTTGGCCTGGACTACACAACATCTGGCGAAACAAATCTGATTGGATTCCACGCAGGCGGCAACTATACAAACGCCACAGGCGAAACATACGCCATTATGGGCATGAAGCTGTGGGCAGAATACCTTGACGGTGTTTGCGTAGTTACTGTCGGAACCACAGAAACTATCCCAGAAGTATCAAGTGCCGTTTCGGAAGTAAGTTCGAACGGAAAATAAAAGGGGATGATTGAGTGCTTTATGAAATCATGAATCACATTCACAATTTCTTCCCGGTCAAAGGGGCGGCAATCACGGGAGAAATAACAATCGGAGATTGGATTTTTGACACGCTTAATTTTGATGTAGGCGTGACAGAAGATACTAAAGACCTGCGTTATTCTACTACCGCGATTCGCCTCCCGCTACAAGATGGGCAGTACTATTTAGTAAGCGGCTCTATCTTTAATGACGGGGTTTATCAGTACCACAAAGGCAATACTGCTCCGTTACAGGAGGAGACTTTTAACGGCGTAGTTGTTCCGCTGGCTATCCCCAAACCGTTTTTGTCACTGGTGGACGAAATCAGCGAGTGGCAGGCGAAAAACGGCAATTTAGGAGCGTATCAGTCGGAATCGTTTGGCGGATATTCGTACAGCAGGGCAACAAACAGTAAAGGCGAGACCTACACGTGGCAAGATGCCTTTAGGGCACGCCTGAACCCATGGAGGAAAATGGCATGAGTTTAATCAATGAATTTTTACAAGATTGCATACTCATGGATAAAAAGCGTACTTCTGACGGCGAGGGTGGATTTATCACCGAGTGGGTGGAAGGTGCTAAAATACAGGCGGCAATAATCCAAGATACCTCTATGTCTGCCAGGGTGGCAGAGAAAGAGGGTGTAACAGCAACATATACAATTACTACAGCTAAAACAGTAAAGCTAGACTATCATGATGTATTAAAAACAAAAGACGGAAAAATTTTTAGAGTTACATCAAATTCAGGAGAAAAAGAAACCCCTGCGTCGTCTAATTTAGACATAGCACAGGTCCCGGCGGAGAAGTGGGAGTTAACGTCATGACCCCAACGGCGGCACTATATCAATTTTGGTCATCCTTCGGCATAACTGCATATCCGTCTAACAGGGTGCCGGAAGATACCGCTTTCCCTTTTATCACATACGAACCGATTATAGCAAATTGGTGGACAGGTGCGGCCGCCACTAGCGTCGTAAATGTCTGGTATCACACAGAATCTGAGGCAGTCCCAAACAAAAAGGCAAAAGAAATCAGCGACAGATTGCAAGGAGGTACTACGGTAAAATGCGATGATGGATTTATTTTCCTGTCGCAGGACCAGCCGTGGACCCCTTTGGTCGATGAAGCCGACTCGTCGATAGTACGCAGATACACAGTAATAACTATGCAATTTATAACTATTTAATGAGGTGAGCAAATGAAGTATACGCAGGTACCTTCTGACCTTTTCAAAAAAATACAGATTAACGCCGGTATTATTGTATCAGCTTTTGAGCCGGAAACGGGTGCCATAACAGCAACTAACATCCTCATGGCAACCAGCGGCGGTTGTAGCTTTAGCGCGGAGCCATCCTTTACGGATTTCGGGGAAGACATTGATAATGTGCCTAAAAACACGATGGAACTCAAGGAAATCGAATCTATCGAAGTAAAATTATCAGGCACAGCCGTTACAATGGATACCGCACAGGCTAAAAGTTTTATGGCGGCGGCAGACGTAGCGGGAAACAAAGTAACACCAAGGGCAGATTTAAAGGCAGAAGATTTTAAGGATATTTGGTGGATTGGCGACTATTCGGACGAAAATTCCGGGGATTCCGCCGGATTTATCGCAATCAAAATTATGAATGCACTCTCAACGGGCGGATTTAAGATTAAATCAGATGATAAATCCAAAGGAAATTTTGATTTCGAATACACAGGACATTACAGCATTAAGAACGCAGAGACAGTACCTTACGAGGTTTATATCAAAACAGGCGAAGCGGCGTAGGAGGTAAAGCATGAAATTATCAGAATTAACAGCAGAACAGGGTTTAGAAGCCATTGCGAACTCCCTCGAACATATCGGTAACATTGCAGACGATGATGATGCGCTCAGCCTGTGCCAGAAGCTTGTACCGCAGGAAGGGGAGAAATATATCAAAGTCTTTGCTAGGGGTGCTAAAACAGCTCCTAGGCTGTTAAAAACACACAAAGATGATGTAATTGGAATCTTAGCAGCGTTTGAATTGCAGAGCGTTGAGGAATACAAGAAAAAGCATAAATTAATGGACATTATCAAAGGCATGGTTGACCTCATCAATGAGCCGGAGGTACGTCAGCTTTTTTTCTCAGCGCCAACAAGCGCAGCAGAAGAACCCTCTGGCGATGCGCAGGAGAATACAGAGGAAGAAGCGTAAAGGGATTCTTGCTGTACGTCAAGGCTAAGATTTTAGACGACACAGAGGAATTAATTTACAAACGATACATGGCCGATGGGCTGAAATATGTAACCGAAAGCATTTCGCAGGCGTTCGGTGGGAAATATCTCTATGTATCATTTTTTGATTTAATTAATAGCGATAAAAAGCAAACAGTAACAAAGACTGGCGAAGAAATAGCCGCGGACGTCATTAAAAAAGCCGGATTGGTGGTGATGAGTGATTGAATGTGATGGAATTGTTTGTCACTCTGGCAATCAAAGACACCGCATATAAGCAGGGGCTGAAAGACGCAGAAGGTAACGCCAGCTCGTCCACATCAAAAATTGGCGGGGCATTTAAAGCGGTCGGGAAAGTAGCTAAAACAGCTATGGTGGCCGGCTCTGCTGCCGCCGTTGCATTTACAAAAACATCAATAGATGCCGGAATGAATTTTGATACTGCAATGTCTCAGGTAGCAGCTACCATGGGAACAACCGTAGACAAAATAGGGAACGTCAAAGCCAAGGCTGAGGAAATGGGGCGCACAACAAAGTACACCGCAACGGAAGCGGCGGAAGGAATGAATATCCTTGCTCAGGCTGGCTTGTCGGCGGATGAGCAGATTAGCGGTATCGGAACGGTACTTAACCTTGCCTCTGCCGGTGCTATGAGTCTGGAAGAATCGGCATCATATACTGCCGGAGCTGTAAAAGGCTTTGGTGACTCGATGAGTAACGCATCTTACTATGCCGATTTGATGGCAAAGGGTGCTACTCTTGCCAATACGGACGTAAGAGGCCTTGGAGAGGCTTTTTCCGGTTCTGCTGCCACAGCGAAAAACTACGGTCAAGCGGCGGACAGTGTCACGCTTTCCTTGCTTCGCTTGGCAGAGCAGAACGTGACAGGCTCCGAGGCATCTACGGCATTAAATAGGGCAATGGCGGACTTATATACTCCGACTGATGATGCATCAAAAGCTTTAGATCAGTTAGGTGTATCCGCCTATAAGTCAAACGGCGAGGCAAAAGATTTTAACGACCTCGTAGACGAGCTTAATGGCTCTTTGCAGGGTATGACAGCGGAACAAAAAAACAATGCTCTTGCAACGATTTTTACAACGCAAGGCTTACAGGCGTTTAATAAAATGACCGCATCGAGTGATGCGACTGTGCAAAAATTTTGGAAAGGAATACAGGATTCTTCCGGCTCCGCAGCACAACAGGCGGCTACGCAGTTAGATAATTTGCAGGGCGACATAACCTTGCTATCTAGCGCCACAGAAGGCCTGCAACTTGCTTTTTATAATACCTTTTCGGGTACTATCCGTGGTGCCATCAAAGGTATAACAAGCGAGGTTAGTGGATTAGCTGAGGCGATGGAATCTGGCGGCATAAGCGGCGCCCTTTCCAAACTGGCGCAAGATGCGATTAATTTTAGCGGCCAGTTGCCGGGGCTGACAAAAATCGGCGGCGACCTCATAAACGGTTTAATTTCAAGCGTTACTCAAAATTCTGGCAGTATTACAACTGCTGTCAGCCAACTGTTAAATAATCTTGCCTCTACGATTTCCACAGGGCTAAATGTATTTACATCGGTCGGAGTTAATTTGCTGACGACTATCGCTAACGGCATGACTCAGGGCATCCCGACCTTTTTGGGGCAGGCGTTGCCGATGCTGACACAATTTACAGAGTCATTGAGGAGCAACGCAGGCAAATTGATAAATGCAGGCCTGACACTTATCCAGAATATTGCTCAAGGGCTGATTAATTCTATTCCTGTATTGATTGCATATGTACCTACAATCATAACGAATTTGGCTGGCATTATTAACGATAATGCGCCAAAAATCCTTGCAACAGGAGTAACGATCATAACAAATTTAGCGATTGGCTTAGTTCGCGCGATTCCATTATTAATTGCTAATTTACCGAAGATTATCACAGCAATCGTAAGTGTATTTACAGCGTTTAACTGGTTTTCACTTGGTAAAAACATTGTTACTGGCATAATAAAAGGGGTCAAAAATCTCCCATCGCTCTTAAAGACTGCTGCTAAAAATGCCGTAAACGGATTCAAAGGGGCGTTTAGGGGCAACGGCATATTATCCGCTGTTAAAGGGGCGTTTACTAAGATACCGTCAGCTGTAAAGAGCATCTTTACCAAGGCAGTATCCCTTGTAAAAAGCTTTCCTGGACGATTTAAGAGTGCCTTAAAGTTTAGCTGGTCTCTTCCACACCTGAACTTACCACATTTAAGTGTTTCCGGCGGAAAGGCCCCATTTGGTATTGGCGGAAAGGGATCTCTGCCATCATTCCACATTAGCTGGTATAAAAAGGCTATGGAAAGCCCATATGTATTTTCTGATGCCACCTTATTTGGAGCAGGAGAAGCGGGAGACGAAATGCTATACGGTCGTAGCAGGCTGATGAGTGACATTAGAGAGGCAACACGGGGAACAAAAAACGATGTAACTATTAATGTAACTGTAAACGGTGCAGATAACCCAGAAGAATGGGGAAGAAGGATGGCAAGTGAGCTTAGAAGGCAGGTGAAAATGGCATAATGGCAAAGAAAAAGAAAAAGTCTGCTGCTCCCAGCGGTCTGTCTATATCGAGAGACAATCTAAAATTTACAATATCTTGGAAGATACCGGCAAAAAAATATGAGGATGGGCAGTGGCTGTGGTACCGCCTACATACAAAAAATTCCGGTGCTTCCAAGTGGGATTGGACAAAATGGAAAGAAATAAATGTGGGGAAATCAGCAACTAAAAAAACAGTCGCGCTTGATGCAAAAAATTATTATCCTGCCTCATCAAAATTATTAAATGCGATAGAGTTTAAGGTAAAGGGCAAAACAAAAAGTGATAAAAAGCATACCTATACAGCCGCACATTCCACAAAGACATTTACCATTTATGCACCAAATGCCCCTTCCGTTTCTTATTCTCTTGATGATACTGGCGCAAATAAAGGTACATTTACTTGGAATACCTCATACGAGGCAAATGATGCAAGGCATTTTGCAAGGACGCAGGTACAGACCGCATTAATGACAAACTATAAGGGCGCCATTGCAAACGCTCGCTTTACCAATGCATCCTATACGGGAGCGTCTGGCACATGGGCGATAACAGAGGATGGTTCCCCGACACAAAACAAGACATTTTGCCGTATTGTAAGGGCAAAATCGAGAGGGTGTGCCGGAGATTCCGGTTGGAGCTATGCATACCATTATTACAGCATCCCAGAGCGTCCAAATATACAGAGTACAGGGAGCAAAGAGATAGGCTCCTCTAGCCGCTATGTATGGGCAAACTGGGTGCAGGCATCGCCGCGGGACCGCCCTGTGGATTCCATGGAGCTACAATACGCTATAGATACGCCAGAAAGCGGGGAGAGGTACACTGGCACGTCATGGAGTACGGGGGTAACTGTTGCGTACCATGATTATACAGTGTCAGCAGATTTTAACACAGACGATGGCATAGCAGAAGACCAGATCATGTGGACAAGGGTGCAAAGTACGCACGATAAAAAATATGCATACTCTGAGCCACGAGTAGCGGCGCGAGGGGCTTTGAAATCCCCGTCATTTGATACGGTATCGGCAACAGGAACAACACTTACCATCAATAGCATTGAGCGAAAGACAGAAGTTCCTGACGCCAAAACAGCAATCTGGATGAAAATAGACAACGAGGAAAAAGGCGTTATCGCGATCACTGACAAGGAGGGCACAATCACAGTTACGTGTCCGGACGTTTCCGGCGGCACTGAATACCAGATTGCCCTCAAGAATTTTACCGGAACTTCTACACCTCAAAACGGAGCATCTGGCATCACCTACAAACTTAGCCCCCTCATGCAGTCAGGGTGGATTTACTCAGAGGCAAGAAAAATTGCAGTCCCACCGAAAAATATAACTGCAATGGCGGTAGCATCTGATACCGTAGAATTAACATGGGATTGGTCATGGAAAAACGCAGATGCGGCTACTATATCATGGGCAGACCATGAGGACGCATGGATTAGTACGGACGCCCCAACTACTTATGACGTGGAGGACAGGGAAACAACGTGGCACATCGGGTCCCTGGAATCGGCAAAAACATATTATTTTCGCGTAAGATTGCGGGATACGTCCGGGGATGAGGAAGTGTTATCTCCTTGGTCCGATACGGTTTCCGTATCTCTAAGCGAGACCCCAACGACTCCTACGCTTGCAACAACAGAAAATTATCTTGCCATGGACGATATAGTTATTTGCAGTGTCGGCTACACCGGAAACAGCAAAGCGAGCATAAAAATAGCAGAAGCGATTAACGATGAACCGGTCAAAGGTAACGATGGAAACGTTGTGGTTTTAATGATGTCTTCCGGCATGGAGACATTATCGGAAACGATTGAAAACATTAATAAAATCTATACTGCAAGTGGTCTTTTGAGCAATCTGTGGAATGTAGGAGAAATCCATTATTTAAAAGCAATGGTTACAGCACAGGGAGGCAAGGAAGGGGCATGGTCAGATTCTGTGGCTGTTGAAATTGTTGCAAAACCTGCGATAAACAGCGTGACAACAAATCTTGTTTCGGAATCAACTGCATATAATTCTGGCGATGTTACCACGGAAACGAGCGACCAGACAGTACCAGAATCATCGGAAGGTACAACAAATTATTTAGAGCAGCTACCATTAACAATAGTCCCTTCCTTCGGGGATTCTGCTGGCACAGCAAAAGTAACGATTGTCAGGGACGAGGATTATTATATTCTGCGCCCGGACGGATTAAAGGAACAACATTTTGCCAATGAAATTATTGCTAGTTTTACTGGCAACGAAACAGACAGCTACGCTATTGGCTTAAGCGACCTGATCGGGCAGATGGATGACGGTGCAAGGTACAGCATACAGATTGCATTTACAGATATTTATGACCATGTGGCAGAAAAAAAGATACCGTTTGTTGTACGGTGGAAACATCAGCCGGAAGTACCAACGGCCACTGTAAATACGATTGCAGACAACAAAACAGCGAGTATTGTCGTTGCTAAACCAACTACATATGCTGATGGGGATACATTTGACCTATACCGGATGAGTGTAGACAGAGCGGAATTGATTCTGGAAAATGGGGTTTATGGCCAGAAATATGTTGACCCGTACCCGGCGTTAAATGAGTACGGCGGCATACTGGTTGTAAATAAAACCGCCAACGGTGACTATATAACGTCAGATAGTTCGTTTGCATGGTTATATAGCGATTTTTCCATCGAATATAAAAAGGCAATCATTGATTTTGACGGTGAATCTATCGAAATCCAGTATAACATTGACTGTGATAATTCGTGGGATAAAGATTTTGAGAGGACGGTATACCTTGGGGGCTCTGTGCAAGGCGATTGGAACCCAGCAGTCACTCGTGATTTAAAAATTGATGCAGTAAGTATCTCACTAACAGAACCAACGATGATTGAGCAAATGAGGCGGCTCGCAACGTATCCCGGAATATGCCACGTTAGGACACCGGACGGCTCGTCATTTTCCTGTGATATACAGGTGTCGGAGAAAAAAGACCACGATAACAAAATGCGGACAGATTTCTCGCTAACGATTAAAAAAGTGGATTCGGAAGAACTGGACGCTGTGACGGAAGAACAGTGGAGCGCAGAGCATCCTAGCGAGGTGATGTGATGGATTGGAGCAAAGGATTTTCAGCAAGATATATTTTGACAACGGTTGACCCCAAGACGTGGACAGACCAGAAAGAATTTGAATTTACTGAGGGCAGTATTGACCGGGACAGCACGTCAGATTTAAGGGAATCTGCCTCCGTCACAATGACAGAAAAGATAACAGATAGTGAGTGCTGGGTCCGTATTTACCTGCAAGCCAAACAGGGAGGGTCGGGAGCAAAAGTAGCGCTATTTACTGGCCTGACCGCCTTCCCAGAAAGAAAGCTTGATGGTGTGAGAGAAACTTACAATATTGACTGTTATTCCGTTCTCAAGCCGGCAGATGATGTAATCCTGCCGCGTGGCTATTATGCACCAGCCGGTAGCGGAGCAAAACAGATTAAAAATCTGCTTAATGATTGCATCCCCGCCCCTGTGTATGTCGAAGGAACATCGCCGATAACTACAGATAATATCGTTGCGGAAGATGGGGAAACAAGGCTCACAATGGCGCTGCATATTTTAGATGCCATTGGCTGGCGGATGCGAATACTTGGCGATGGAAGTATTGTTATCTGCGCAAATGATAATAATAGCAGTCTTACGGTGGGAATTAACGCGAACGACATAATAGAGTGTGATGTAACAGACACATTTAATTGGTATGACACACCAAATTGTTTCATGGCGATACACGATGATTACGGAGCGGCTATTGCAAGGGATGATAGTCCAGATAGCTTTTTATCAACGGTAAATCGTGGTAGGGAAGTGTGGAAATCGGAAACAGGCGTTGAATTATCCTCCGGGGAAAGCATAGCGGCTTATGCTGTTAGAAAACTAAAAGAATTGCAGAATCCTGCCAGAACGATACAGTACAGCCGGCGATTTTTCGAGGACGTTCTTTTAGGCGATGTGGTCTTTTTAAATTATCCGCGGCATAACCTTACTGGGAAATTTAGGATAACATCACAAACACTATCTCTGGAACACGGCTGCCGCACAAAGGAAGAGGTGGAAAGCATTGAATGATTTTGTAAAAGAGATTGCCTCGACGATGAAGCAAAGCAAAACAAAAGCATATGATACAGTTGCGGAAGTCCTTCGGGTTGACGAAAAAACGGCATATGTCCACATTGACGGCGGAGCAGACGAAACCCCCGCACAGATGACTATTAATTGTAAAGAAGGGGATAGCGTAAAAATACGTGTTTCTGGCGGAAGAGCATGGCTCACTGGAAATCTCACATCTCCGCCAACGGATGATACAGCCGCAAATGAAGCGAACAAGACAGTTACTAAGGTAAAAAAATCCTATGAGAATTTTAAATATGCTACTGAGGAAAATTTTAATAGTCAGGAAAGCAAGATATTAGAGGCTGCTAAAGTTGCAACTAACTTCATGAAATATATAGATGGATTGGGGCTAATAGTTGGTGATATGCGAGGAAATACTCTCGGCCAAAATACATTATTAGACAGTAACGGGATGGCGGTGCGAAACGGTAGCAGCGAAATTGTACGGTTTGGTACAGCGCCTATCGTGATTACCAACACGGACGGCGATAAAACTTATGACGGTTCCGGTTCTGTCATGCAATCCGACCGCAACATCGTTGTCTCTACACAGCAAACAAAAGACCCAGACGACATCCACAGCGGCGGCAAGGCGACTCTGGAATTGTATTACGATAAAACCAAAGACGTCACAGGTCTTTCTTTGACCGTTAAAGGAGGCTCGACATATAGTGACTTGTACGAGTCCATGGGAACCGGGATGTATGTCAATAACAACCACATACAAATTGTATCTAATGACGTAGAGTGCATCTTTGGTAAAAATAACATCCTGTGGAATTGTAATAATGTAGCATACTGGATGACTAATGCCCATAAATTTACACTCAATCAGCCAATATCCGAACAGTTAACCGGTGCAGTATTTGTCTGGAGTGCGTACGATGAAAATGACAAGGCTATGCGTAATTGGGGATGGCATATGTTTTTTGTGCCGAAACAGCATGTCATTTGGTACGACAGATCTGGAATATTTATGACTAATGCGTATACTGGAATGCGTAAGTATATATATGTTCACAATACATATATTCAGGGGAATGATGACAACAAAGCAACTGGATCTAGTAACGGAATATCGCTTAATACACGTGGTTATGTATTGCGATACGTAGTAGGGGTGTGATTATAATTATGGGAGAATATTATATTGGATATGTATTCGACGGCATATACCCGCCAAAAGCCGCACAGTGGTGCAACGGAAATGGTACATGTCACATCGAAAAAAATAATGAAGGAAAGTATGAAATCGTTGAGAATGTTGACCGAGAAGAACCGGAACACCTATTTAACGACAACATGCCGTCCATATCAGAACTAAACAAAAAAATAGAAGAGCTCACAAAACAAAATAAGATGCTTACAGATCGCTTACTAGAGCTGTCTGATATGATTATGCATAAGGAGGCGAAAGCATGATAGCTAGTGGAACAATAATTATTGATGGACAGACATACCGCAAAGGAGATGTTATACACGATTTAGGCGGCTGGGATTGCATAGATACGGACGGAAGTAAGCGATATTACTGGGGAAGTCTTCTGAAGTAGACAAATTACCTCATTATGTTGCAAGTGGTTCGACGGCGTTATGCGTAGACACAGGGGAATTATATGGCTTTTATGCCCCTGATAGCAAGTGGTTTTTACTTTAGGGAGGTGTAGGACATGAGAAAAAGTGGTTTAACGGGAGATGAGGCGTATGTACTCTCAAAACATGGGAAAACAACAGAAGACCTTGGCCCGCTAAAAAAAGAAATTGGTAAGCTAAAGGAAGATACTACTGCGCTGCAGAAGCGCCAGAATGTGCTTGTTGGAAGCGAGACAGGCAACCCGGTAAGCTATGATGACGCATATTCTGCCCCACTGTGCGGCCTGACTGTCTACGGCAGAAGCACGCAGGACGGAACACCCACGCCGGACAACCCTGTGCCTATCGTGAGCGCTGGTGACGGCGGGACGATTGCAGTGACCTTGAGCGATGGAAACGGTAAAACGCAAACTCTCATCCTACCAAACCCCACCGGCTTACCCGGCATCCCTGTCGCCTCTGGCGGCAACTACACTGACCAAAACGGCCAGCAATGGATTTGCGACGAGGTAGACTTGGAGAGAGGGGTGAAGGTGCAGAGGGTAAAGAGTGTCGACATATCCTCGCTGGACAAATCTTTTTGGGTATTTCGTAGTGACGTTGACGCTAATGTATCTGCGACGAGATATTCAAGCAAAGCGGTCATAATAGATTTCAGAGATAGCACACCTGCTATGAGTAACATACTCCCAGCGGGCGTAGGCAATGTTGTAAATACATTTAGGCTTGTGACTACTCCCCTATATTTATATCAATTCAATCTGGACTCTTCTAAATTTCCTACCGTTAAATCATGGGTTGAATACTTGGAAGCTAATACTGTGCTCATTATATATGCTCTCGCCACTCCCATCGAAACTCCGCTCACCCCTGCTGAAATTGCCGCCTACAAAGCCCTCACCGCTTACGGCCCTGACACGGTGGTGCAAGCTGGTGACGGTGCGGGGGTAAGACTGGATTACCAGCGAGACGTGAACATTGCAATCAAACGCATTGAGGACGCAGTAGCGTCCATGACCTAAGGAGGTATAAATTATGGCTATCAAAAGTAAAGCACGGCACGACCTGACATTGCGCAGCATCAAGCGCGAAATTGCTGCAGGCAGAGATGTGGCCTATTGGCTTGACAAGGCTTACAGCCATCTGGACAATGGATTGCTGACTGAAGAGGACATCGCCGAGGTGGAAGCCTTGGCACAGGCGTATTATGATGCGCTGGATGCCGAGGACAGCAAAGAAGAAGCCACAGATGATACAGAAACAGTCAGCTAAAGAGGGCTTTAATTAATTTATAAAAACAAAAGAAAAATAATTTTTAAGGAGGAATGGAGATGGTAGATATTATGTTACCCTTAATAACTTGCATTTTTGTAGTTTTTGATTTGACTAGTGGCGGAGTAGCTGCCTGCGCTAACCACGAGTGGAAATCCTCAGAAATGAGAAAAGGATTGTATCACAAATTTGGCTCCATTATGCTTGTGGTGCTTGCATATCTTATCGACTACGCTCAGAAATATGTAGACTTAGGCTTTCAGGTGCCTATTGCCGCAGGAGTTTGTGTATACATTATTTTGATGGAGCTTGGCTCTATTGTGGAGAACATCGGCAAAATTAACCCTGATTTGCTCCCAGACAAGGTTAGAGCAATTTTAGGACTGGACAAAATAAAATAAATTTACGTAATTTTTGCGTGTTTGAGGTGATGCAGTGAACAGAAGTTTGATAAAAAAACTCTGGAAATTAGGCGATAAACAATTTATTGATTATGCCTTGTCGTGTGCCCGTTTAACCTTGCGGGAGCGCGAAACTGTACAGTACTTGCTTTTTGATGGATTAACGCAGGAGCAAGCCGCCGAAAAAATGGATATAAGCACGAGAGGATTACAAGGGCTGTGGAGTTGCGCCGTGAAAAAAATTTTATTAGTTCCCGGCACGATCCCGTACATAAACAGTCTATGAGAAACCAAAGATAACTAAAAATCATGCGATAAATAAGCGTACTACCTTCGTGGCGGTACGCTTATTTATTTGCGATAATAAAACTATAAGGAGGGCGGAGAGATGTATCAATATTGGAATCCTAACCCAGCGGCGGCAAAAGTGGGAGATTGCACCGTGCGCGCTATCTCAAAAGCTACAAAGCAAACGTGGGAAGAAACATATATACAACTTGCCCTGTACGGCTTAATGTTGTCAGATATGCCCTCAGCTAATGCAGTGTGGGGTGCATACCTCAAAGATAAGGGGTTTAATCGCTACATAATCCCCGATGAGTACATGACTTGCACTGTATCGGAATTTGCAAACAACCACCCAGAAGGGGCTTATATATTAGCACTGTCAGGACACGTTATAGCGGTAATTGATGGCAATTACTACGATACGTGGGACAGCGGAGCAATGACACCTATCTACTATTGGAGGGAAGGAGGAAAATAAATGTTCGGTTATCCACAATATCCACAACAATATCCACAGTATCCGCAATATCCACAACCGGATTATCTTGACCAGCTCAATCGACTAAAACAACAGCAGGCGCCGCCTCAACAAATGCAACAGCAATCTAATCCTGATGAGCGGATTTGGGTGCAAGGACAGGGCGCGGCGGAGGCGTATTTAGTAGCACCAAATTCTTTTGTCCGTTTGTGGGACAGCCAAGCACCGATTTTTTATGAAAAAAGAGCGGACCAGACGGGCAGACCGTTTTTAGAGGTGTTTGAATATAAGCGAAAAGGCACAGATTCGCCCACAGCGGAGCTTTCACAGTCTAGTCAACCAATTAACTACGAGGAACGCTTAAATGCTTTAGAAAGGCAAATGGAGACGTTAAGAAGGAGGGTATTGAATGAATCTCAATCCAATGCAGATGATACAGCAGTTTCAACAGTTCAGGCAGCAGTTCCAAGGGGACCCGAAACAGGAAGTACAAAACCTGCTAAATAGCGGGCAAATGAGCCAGCAACAGTACAACCAGTTGCAGGGCATGGCAACACAGTTTCAAAACCTTTTAAAGGGTTTTAAATAAATAAATAAAAAGGAGTGATTTCATGGGATTAACAACAGACGGAATGAGTCCGGCAGATTTGGCGGCAGTCACAGGCAACAATAACGGCGCATTTGGCGAGGGTAACGGTGCTTGGTGGATTATCATTCTTTTCCTTTTCATCTTCTGTGGATGGGGAAACGGAAATGGATGGAATAACGGTGGCGGAGGCGCGGCAGAT